GGTGTACATTCCCTGTGGTAAAACAAATCTTGCTTGTTCAGGTGCAACACCACTTGATATAAGATCATTGTATGTAATCATGCAGCTTTTGATAACATTCTCGTATGTATGTTGAATGTCTGGACTAATTTCTACAAAATCTTCCGAACCCTGTTTAGCACCATTTACTGGTTTACCTCTCCACTTAGGATGATAAAACTCCGGTTCATACGAAACATACCTTCTGCTGATTTCATTTTCTACAAAACCTTGTTTATGTTTAAAAAACTGTGTGCGAATGGAAACAGGAGCTTTAATTCGTAGAGTAATTTGAGGGTGTGCAAATGGTGTCCAGTGATTATAATCTGCAAGATATTTTAACAAGCAAACATCTTTGTCTGACAACTTTTCCAAATCTTGTTCGTAGTAAACAGAACCGGAGTCGTCTAGTCTTTTTCTTGCAACCAGATCCATTTCCCATTCAGTTTCTTTATTGAAAGAAACACGAGCGGCATTACATACCGTAAGATCTGTGCCCATGCTATCAATTAAATCTACTTTTCCTTTATCCAAAACATTCATACTTTACTCCACGAATTCAATTTCAAAGTTGCTTCCAACCCACTTACAGTATTATCATCAATTATTTTTTTAATTTCACTTACAGATCTAGTATAGATCATATCATTTATGTCTTTATCTGAAAGATGCTCTGGCCATATACAAACTTTATTTCCAGATTTGATTAATTTTTCATTGTACGAAATAATCTGAGGATTTCTGGGTTCATTGTCTAAAACATATACTAGATCACTTCCCTGAAACCTAGCGGGAATATTATCAATTGCACCAGCACCCACAATAGCAACAGAATTAGAAATAAATAGTGAATCCAATGGTCCTTCTACTACATAAATTCGTTTCTTAGGATTTGCTCTCCACAAACCATACCATAATCTGTCTATAGATTTGTCTGCTTTCACTGTAATATATCGCAAAGTGCTTCTAGCATTAACCTCACCCTTCATTGTTAGAACTCTTCCCTGAGCACCAACAACATCACCCTTTTTGTTGAACATTGGGATTATCAGACGTGGTTCGTATGTTACATCACTATAGTCTGGATCTAACAACTTTGCATATCTACCAAAATTATCAGTGTAGTATAATACATCCCAATTCTTTTTTGGTATTTTACGTAATTCTAAAAATTGAACTGCTACGTGATCATGAGGTAAATCTTTTACGCATGTCAATGGTTTTAACAAATTTTGCTTCTTATTAAACTTAGGCTTCCTCATCAAGGACAACATTTCACTCTCTCCCATATACTTTTTCTTCGGTATATTTTTTTCTTTCCATATCTCTAGAGAATATTCCTTTAAGAGGGCTGGATTGATCTTTTCCATAAAACTATACAAGTCAGATGCATAACCGCAGTTATGACATTTCACTAGGTATTTATTATTTTTTTCATAGAAATAAAAACGAGTTTTTGTTTTTTTCTTTTGTGAATCACCACAAATAGAACACCTGCAATTTGCTAACTTTTCTTTTTTCCACGCAAACCTATCCAGTTGAGTAGACAATATATCAATATATTTTTTATCAATGTGTGCAGGCAATGTCAGCTCCAGCTTTGAACGCCATTGTTTGTTCGACTAAACTTTTCTTTGAATGAAACATCAAACCCAGATCCAGCCTTTTCTTGACTACTCTGATTCGACTCCACCAAACTGTTCTTCTAGATCAACATCGTATAATTTCATTTTACTTCTGTTTATTCCTAAGATAAACTTTCTGTTTGAAGCAGCATCATTGTATCTATTTTTTAATTGTTTCACCATAATCTGATCCATAGATTCTAGCTCTTCAGTAGAAATTAAAGCAATCATGAAGTCAGCAGTAGCAGGAAGACCAAACGATTCACTTGTGTCCTCGAGTCCCATATCACTGTTGTTAAAACCTTGTCGGTTTACCTGTGTTGCAGAGAAAATAGGAACAGATCTCTCAACAGCTAAACCTCGAAGTTCCTCTGCAATTGCTTTGATGAATGTGTACGAATTTGTATTTCCATTGTTCTTAAGTCTAGATGAAGTACAAATGTTTAGATAATCAACAAAGATGATATCTGGTTTAAATTTCTTTTTTAACCAAAGCTCATCCAATAGATTACGGAAATGCACCACACTAGCAGAAGACGTAGGATACTCCTTAACAATCAACTTACCCTTTGCGTGATCGGAAACTTTCTTTAACTTAGATTTGTAAACTTCTTTAGGTAGTTCTTTAATTTCATCTATTGTAATATCAAAAAGATTTGCATCAATTCGTTCTGCAATTCTCTCCTCAGCCATCTCACATGTAATGTAAAGAACATTCATGTTCTGTGAGAGACATCCTGCAGCATGGTGACACAGGAAGAGTGACTTACCTACACCTGTACCAGCCATAACTATGTTTAGTGTTTTCTGTGGAGTACCACCATTAGTAATTCGATTAAAGTAATCCAAATCAAACGCTACTTTGTTTTCTACCTTATGATAAAAATCAAACCGATCATCTGCATCTTCAATATAATCGTGTCCAATGTGTGCATCAAAAGAAACAGACAATGCTTCGGATAATATCTCTGGTATTGAATTTTCTGTTTTTGTATCTGACTTACCATCGATTATGTGAATAGATTCCATGATCGCATTGTAAACAGCTTTTTCTTTACAGTAATTTTCCGTTTCAGATACTAACCAATTCTCATCTGTTTTTTCATCTACAGAAAGACCCTCAATAAGACTTATACATCCCTTATAGGTTTCCTCATTTAAATCATTACGCTTGTCCAAGGAAATAACAATAGCCTCTTTTGTCGGGATAGAGTTATACTCCTTGATAAAATCAGACACGATCCTAAATACAACTTTATCAGAAAAATTCTCAAAGTACCTCTCTTCTAAAAAGGGAAATACTTTACGAGAATATTTTTCATTGTATGCTAGGTTAGAGAGTATAACCTTAGTGAGATCACTCATTAATTTCGCTTTCTGGTGTTACTTCACCATACATAAATTCTTTTCTTGCTGCCGCATCCAATTGCTTCATAATATCTTCTGTGAAATACTTTGTTGGATCTTTATAGACATGCTTTTCAAAAGCTTTAGTACCATCAGGAAATTCATATCTGGTTGATACCTTCTTGATTATATCATATTTCTCTGCAAGAGTCAATAGTCCATAGTAAGGATCTAGTCCAGTATCATAGTGTAGCATTACATCTACCATTGAATTTTCTTTTGTAAGCCTAGACTTATACAATTTACAATGGACGATATTACCAATAATATCAGTTCCCTCTTTTACCTTCTTCTTTGAGAGGTAGATAATAGAAGAAGCGGCATATTTAAGACCTGCACCACCACTCATTTCCTTTGTAGGGAACATAGAACCCACTGATGCATAGGTATGGTTCGTCATTACCATAGGGATACCAGCAGCTCCCAGTTTGATTGTAAGAACTCTGAAAGTAGCCTTGATCACCTGAGCACGAGTCATGTCTCGTGTGGTCTTACCCTCTGCGGTATCATTCATTTCCTTTTCAGTCGAAAGCATTCCCAACGAATCCAACACAATCATCATTGGTTTCTTTTCTTTAGTCTCGTTGTACTTGTCAACAATACTGATTGCCTGATGTCTAAATTCTTCTACTGTAGATACAGGCATGACTGCAACTCGTTTGGGATCAATTCCCCTACCCCGTATCATATCAGAGGTTACAGCTTGTTCAGAATCAAAGTAAAGAACAACACCGTCAGGACGGTCACGCAAAAATTTAGAAACGATCCCAAGAGTAAAGTACGTTTTTCCTGTTGCAGACTCTCCGGCAATCGCAATAATCTTATTGTCTGGTATACCACCATACAAAGAACCACTAAGGATAGAATTAAAAATGTAACAACCAGTATCGACAAAACCACCGATGTCTGATCCTGCAACTCCGTCATCAACAATACTTGCATATTTATTCCCCGATTCTTTAACTAAATCATTTAAAAATTCCATTTATTCTCCTATTCGAATAATGCTTCTAATGTGTTTACTTTTTCTGCGTTCCAACCAATAACATCCAATATGTTTTTAAGTGGTTCTAGGAAACTAGTGTTGAATTGTTTTTCATAATTAATATACTGGTCCAATCCAAATTCTATCGGTATTGAACTCTTAAACGAAACAACTTGATCTCCTCTAGGACCAGAAACTGGATTTGGTTGTTTAAGATAGATAAATTTAACTTTATCTCCTTCATAGATAGTTTCATATTTTTTTGTCAATTTAAGTTGTTTAATTTTTCTATTATAGAGAAGAGCACCCTTAACTGCAATCGGAGTTCCCTTTGTGTAAATATCAGTTTTACATGAATACTTTGTAATACTAGAAACACCTCTAGGAAATGCTATGTCCTCTGGTGTGCTATTATAGAATTCATCTCTGAAATTTACAATCAAATTCTGGATAGTTTGTTCATCTGTTGTAAGAATTAATCCAATACACTCTTTAAGTTTTGTTCTGACTATTGCAGGAGTTGAGCTTCGAGTAGTTTCGATTCCCATGATCTTTAGCTTAGGCTTTTCATAACGAACTCCTTCGCTATCCCACACGTTAAGCATATATCTTTTCTTCGCAGTCCAGATACCACTCTCCGCAATAACCTCTCTGCCCATGTTCATCTTGTTTTTGTACGCAGACATCATCTCACATAGTTCTTTGTATTTACTTTCTATGAATGGAATGATTATTTTCTCTGATGCTTTGTCGAGGAAGTTTGTGATCTTTTCCACATCATCCCCATCAGTGAT